AAAGCATTATTAATTTATTGTTCGGCCATGTAAAGCGATCTTCCTCCTTCATTTTTCCTTGAGCAATTAGAGCGTCTTCCGCATTTGCCAGATCTTCTCTCTCCGTGGGGTTTTCTACCACCGACAGGAACGGCACAATTACCTCATTGTAGATTCTCTCAGGCATCAGCAGCATTTCATCAATAATTATTCGCTGAAAGCGAAATCCGCGAAGTTTTTCGCCGTCACCCAAAGGTAAAGCATGTATTCTAGAACGACCAATTTGCATTGTCCATTGGTCGTTCGTTTTTGAAGTTTTAGTGATACATTGTGCTAAATATCTGGCGGCAGGCTTATTCGCAATATCTTCTATCTTTTTAAATATAAGTTTAGACTGCCTAAAAGATTTTGAAATAATACCAATCTCAACTCCTTGATTGAGGATTGCGTCCATATAGGCAAAGATGCCAGTAGTAAATGATTTGGACATACCACGAGACCAAATGCCAAGAAAATAATCTGTCTCAAACATGGCTTTTACTGCCATATGTTGAAATGGAAATAATTTAACTCCGCTTAAGAGATCAACTGCGAAAGTTATGTTATTTCTCAAAAAATGATACAAGTAAAGCTGGGCCTCTCGATCCTCGAGAAAACCTTTCTTCGAAAGTATCTCTTTATTTATATCAGAAGGAAAAAGAGAACGAACGTCTTGAACACCCTTATCCCAAGTCATTCTTCCACCTCAAAGGCTTTCTTGAGGTCCTGTAGGAGGTTTACTCGCTTATCAGGGGGTAGAGCAATGTATTGCTTCTTTAGGCGCCGTATAAGGCGTTTGTGCTCCGGGTTGTTATCGTCAAACCCGATTATCTGCTTTATCTTTCTAATTTGTTTCTTATTCATTTTAATTCATCTCCAGCTCTCCATTGAAGACACCACTGCAAGCTTCTAGTACCAACAGCCTTCTCTTGTTCTTCGTCAAGATAATGAATACAGCTTCTTAGATTGCTCTGCATAGTATCAATAAGAACATGTAGTTCTGTCACTTGTTTTTGTTTTAACGAGAGGAGTCGTTTAAGTTCTTTTATTTCTGCGTTCGAGCTCATATGCACGTGTGTCAATAAAGTATTGTAAATCCGTTTTCCATAATTTCTTCCCGTAGTACAAAATTTTTGGAATTAATTGTTGGGAGCTCTCCCTACTGCCAGTAAATACAAACTGACAGCGTCTGGGGTAGTCTTGGATAATTTGCCTCATATTATAAAAAATATAAGTCAGGTTGGACTTGTGGGGACCAAAATGATTATTCTTATAGATTTGCTTCATATCGCTTTCTATGACTACATAGAGATAGCTATTAAAGTCTCTGCATCGGTCTAGTTCTTTTCTAAATCTTTTGTAGCCTATACCAAGTGTTGACTTAAAATCAGATTCACTTTTACGGTCAACATAAGTATAGTCATAATAAGAGCCGCCAATTGTATAGTCCCCGAAATCTAATTTCATTTCAGTATGTTTATTAAATACTAATGGTTGTTGTTCTCTTGTGTCTATAAATATATCTAAATTGTCTATTTCTTCTTGTTCTTCCCAGAAGTCACTAGGTAAGTCTTGATTGTATAAGGCTTCGACTCCTTGGGCGGCACACGCCTTGGAATAAGAACCATAAAGCTTTTTATAGAAAGAAATAGGAGGAAGCTTCTTGGTCCTCATGTCGAGATGGCATGGCCCGTATTCTAAACCCTTTGATGCTATGCGATTTTTTAATTGTTCCCCGATATACTCTTTTACCTCTAATTCGTCGGATGAATTGCACCATTTTATCATTTGTTGATAAGTAGAGAAGTCACTACTAAAATATTCTTCTTTATTTTTAAATGGTAATGGTTCCCCGTTTAACTTATTATATCTAGGATAAAAAGTAGTATAATACTCCGCCACCGTCATGTTGTGCTTTTTCAAGTGTGCATGCAGAGACCTCTCGGTTTTAAAGACCTCTTTACATTCTTGACACTGAAACTCTTTCATTAGATTATATCACTACGTCCAATCCCCAAAATGCGAGCCTTCCACTCGGGCATGTTCTCAAAGCGATCTGCATCCTTTTCGATGGCTTCTTTTTGCATCTCTGCAATTTTAACCATTCGCACTCTTTCTTCTTCATCTTGGAATACCTGAACTAAAGATAAGATACTAGCATACTGGTCTTGTCTTGCATTGATTCGCTTGGCTCTATCTCCCTGCAGTTTTTGAATTAAAGACTCCATCCGTTTTTCACACTGATTATACTCGTCACTTTTAGTCTTAAGTAGTTCCGCCAATCTAACAGTCATCTCTTGTTGGCTTTCTGCCTCATCAAACATTCTATCCAGCTTATTCATGGCTTTTTGAATATGCTTCAAGTTGATATAGTCAATACAAACATTAATATATAAATTGACTTCATCGGTAGTTAGGTCTGGCTTATCATGAGTGGCCCTAATAAACTCTGCCTCAAAAAGATCCCGATCATAGGTATCGAGATAGGATTCCATTGTTTGCCTGAACCTAGGAGAAGACAAGAACTTTCTTAACGATTCGACGCAGTCCCGCTGAGCAATGCTGAGTTTATTGGGTTGCCATTCTTCACTCGTTACCTCATTAACTTTGTTTACTATGACTGTAGAGGTTTTAGGGGGTATGTACTGCTGGCGACTCTCGGTAGCATCAAACACTTCACCCTCCGGCCCGTTTTCATTAAGGTAGTCAGTAATGGTTCTAGTTTCTTGACTTAAAGGGGTTATGTCATTATCGGGAAACAATAGACCAGCAATTTGATAAGGGTTCATACCGTCTCGAGCATACTCTTGGCAGAACTCTTGTTGTTCGCTTGTAAGGTTTATCTCTTTAGCCTTGGCGTGCTTGGTGGTATTGAAGGAAATCTTTTCTTTTACTAGAAATGAACGAACGGCTCTTCCCTCTTTGCTTCTTCCATCTATTTCAGGATTGTTAAATAATTTTCTTGTTAATTCTATTAGGTCGGGAGTGTTTTGCACATTTTCCCGAATAAACTCTTTTTGTTCTTTTGTCAGTTTCATTAGCAGATGTCTTTCGTATTGAGTAGCTTAATAGCCTGCTCTTTAAATTTTTTTCTTAAGTTTTTAATTTGTTTGTATCCGGCCTTTCTCCCTCGCTCATTACTCTTATAACCCAAAATCTTTGCAACTTCTTCCTCATCTTTATTTTGCACGAATAGTAAGTCATAAATAAAGTATTGTTTCTCTGGCAGGCTCTTTTTCATTTCTGCATGAAGTTTAGCTTCCGCTCGATCAATGTCAAACAATTCCTCTTGCAGCTGGTGAACCTGCCCTTTTTCGGATTCAAGGTTTACGGCCATTTTAATGTCGTACGCAGCCTTTTTAGTTTTTTCCCATTTAGCATAAAGAGGACAAGATGAATCTTGTAAGCCCGTTGCAGTAAAGCCGCACAACGCCCCAATTTTACCTGTTGATGCTTGTTCGCTTTGATTGAACGGACAATTTAAACAAGGTCGCACAAAATTACTGTAATGATTACGAAGAATATTCTTCATTTGATTACTAATAATTTTATTAACCCATGGCTGCAGGGGACGGCTTTGATCCCACTGGTGCCATTTGTTAAATAAATGCGCCCTGATTATTTGGCAGACGTCATCAAAGTCAAACCATGTTATAGAGGTAAGAAACCACTTAGGTCGCCGCTTGCGCAGCTCCTCGTCGATTATCTTACTTTTCTCTTCGTAGGAAGCGTCTTTATTTTTCTCCGACATCTATCACATTATCTGCCGAGCTTCTACATTCCTCTACAGACTGTTTTATGACGTCGAATTTATTTTTCATAGTGGGAGGTTGTTGCTTTTTAGAGCGCCCTCCTTTTTTCTTCTGAGGCTGCGGTTCTGACGGGGGATTGTCGGGGTCATAGTCCCTTCCCATAATACTATTCAGGGAAACCGGCCGTGAACTGATACCCGCATAGTCTCCATCGACCTCATATTGCAAATGTGAAATCGGCGGAACGTAGTTTACATCAGTTCCCTCAGGATCATCTATAATTGGTTGTGATGGGGCTTGTCGACTAGGTCGAGATAAAACAGACGGAACACGTTTAGACGGGGGAGGGGGAGGCACTCCAGCGCCAGCGAATGAAATTCCACACGACGGACAAAACTTGGGTTTATGCATCAAGTAGTCCATGCGACCGCCGCAGGAGGTACAATATTCTGTATTCATTTGTTTATTATATAATTAAGGCCCTTTTATTCAATTATAAAAGATAGCCAGCTATAATCCGAGCCTGTCGTTTCATAAACTGATAAGCTTCCTCATCGAAACGAGAACGATTTTTTTCACCTGCCCCAAAACCCATAACCCCTTTTTCTGCTCGGCCTTTTACATAATCTACGCCAAGGATCCCAATGATTTTACCATTAAGAGTTTTAATTGGAACGTTATAAATACTTTTAACGCCTTTTTGGTGCAAGAGTCCCGCAAACACATGATCCTCCATTTCTTCTACATCTACATATTCAAATTTTTCTTTTTCTACTAATTCGCTGATGTAGGTATGGTAATTCGATACTCGGTGGTCCTGAGAGTTGTGACACTCGGCGCTAATGCCCTCTTGCACAATTTCGTAAGAACAACTGAACTTTTGCTGCCCTCGACCCGATAAATAATGAATTCCATTATGGAACTCTAGCACATAAGCGCGATCTCCGCTCATTTCTTCCAAGGTATAATTTAATGCCGTATAGACATTTTCATTATGCTTGGTTTCGTGCTCTATGGTATCTTTTCTTTTGGTGGATAGCTTGTGGCGCAGGTACACGGCGGCAAGAGTAGCTGCAGATGAGCATACCGATGCAATAACATAGGCCGTGACCTCCCAAGGTTCCATTTTTAACCAAATGAGTCGTAGTCAGCTTTTTTGCAAAACTTAAGCATTTTAGTGCCATCTTCATCGACGGCTGCAAAAGCATATCTCAATCGAACTTCTCCGGTTTTGGTTTTGCTCTCCAAAACACGACGCTCTACGTCTTCATTGGCTATTTGTACCTTTTTACGCTTACGAACATTATAAAACTCTATCATGATTATTTATTTACACCTTTTGTGTGATAATTCAGCTTTGCAACTATAAATTTAAGAATTGAACTGCGTTTTATGTCATTTTCGTCAAATTCAAAATATTCTATTCCTCGCTGGCGACTTTTGTAATCATCAAATATTTTGCACATAGTTTCGAATCCACTTTTCCCATTTATATCGCTTTGCATGCTATCTCCACAAATAAATAATTGTGAACGCGCTCCTAAGCGGGTAATGAGAGTAGTAAGCTCTTTAAAGGTAAAGTTCTGAGCTTCGTCGGCCACAACCACTTTATCTCTCCAGTTAGCCCCTCTTAGGAAATTAATGGGCATAGCGCTAATTCTCCCCTTTTTAAGCAAGTCGGTTTTTAGGGTTGTATTCTTAGGGAGCATCTCTTCTAGCTTATCAAGCAACGGAGCCATGTAGGGATTGAACTTCTCTTCCAAGTCTCCGGGTAATGCTCCTA